TAAGATAACTGAGAATTTGATTTTGTATTATATCTTGCCCACTTTTGTCTTACACCATATTGTTCTACTCCCAAACTGTCAGTCCATACAAAACGTGGAATTGCAGGCGAACTTCCCAAGAAAAGGTTCTTTATTCTTCCAAACAAACCAGGCGGACTATATGTTTGTGAAATAGTTCCATTTCTTATCATCAATTCATACGAATTTTCATCTGCTTTGTATATGGTTCCTGATGGTTGTCCTACAGGCAACAAAGATCCCAACAACGTATTAGCACGGATGTAATTTCCAATATCTAAAAATCTGCCCAATAATCCTTTATTTCTAGGTGCCCAATAATCAGTGAACTTCTTGTAAGCTTCAGTTGCAGTAGCACCTCTCGTCAAACCTTTACCGCCGTCTTGGTGGTTTATTGGTAATGCACCAGGAAGTCTTGAACTAAATGGATTTATCGAATTTAAAAAATTAGCAGGTTGACCCGTCGCTGTTCCGGCAGGTGGGGTTGGGTTGCCACCGCCAATCAAAGATGATATTGCAGACAATCCAACTGCACCCAAAAGTCCTCCCAACGTAGGTTCAATAAATCTGGTTGGTCTTGACGCCAATCCTAAAGTTCCCGGTCTGGTTACTGCAATTATAGGAGATAGAGGATTGTATATTTTAGTTTCGTTGAATTTTTGAAATCCTTGTAATAACGTTTGTTTTACAATAAAACGAGTTCCTTCATTAGATCTTAAAAATTTTCTAATTCTTATGATATCTTCGTCTGTGGATGCTATAGGAAAATTTCTATCGTCATTTATTTTTCTGGCATTTATTCTCGTAAAAGAACGCAAAGGGCCAACTTCTTCATTGTTAGGATTGACAGCAAAGAATGGTTGTTGTGTTACAGATCCTCTGCCTGAACCAGCAGCTTCATAATACCCAAATTTTGTATATAGTGTAGCACTGTTAGCATCAAATAAAGAAAGTATTCTATTTGGAGACGGCGTAGAACTATATGATCTAGGAAATACTAGACCATTTGCCGGAATTTGTGGATTGTTTGTTGTAATCAATCCATCTATGTTATTTTCATTTGCCATATGTTATACAAATTCTCCTTGTTTTGTTCCGATCATATACGTGCTTGCCGGTTGACTAAAAGCAAGAGTAGATGCGATTCCTGTGCCAACCGCTTTACCGTCGAGAGAAATACTAATCTTAACTTGTCTCATTCCTTCCACGACCGCACTTTTGATGGTTTCAGCCATAGCGGTGTTAGCAGATTCTTTACTCTTAACTTCTCCACCTTCTATTCCAGCAGAAATATTTGCTTTTAAATTTCCAAGTTTTTCTAATACCCCCAAATCGTCTTTACTAAACTTTTGTAGTTCTCCACGAAGTTCTGTCATTGCTTCTTTTACAGCAACAACACCATCTTTCATTTTAGTAATATTATCAGTGTTGATTGTATCAACCAATTTTGAAAATGAATCTGAGAATGTTTTTATTGGATCTACTATCGTTTGTAAAGATTTCCCCAAAAATTGAAGAGAAAGACCAAGCAAAACCATAGATACTGCACCAAGAGCCATAAATTCAATTCCAAGACCCGCAAGACCCATAGCTAAAGATAAATATAAAATACCACCCGCGACATCCCTCATATATTCGCCAATTGACAATCCGCCTAAATCGGTAGGGAATGCTTTAAGTGCTTCAGCAAGAATAAACAACGAACCCGCTGCCGCAAGAATTGTAGTTGCATTTCCCAACGAAGACATAAAATTTCCAATTCCAGCAAACATCGATCCTTTTCCAAATGTTTTTGCGGCTCCAGCGGCGCTTGCTGTGCTGCCCAATCCTAATAAATTCATCAGTTTGCTTACACCTGGAATTTTATTAAATAGAAACGAAAATAACTCACCAAACTTTCCTTTTACCAACAAAACACTTGTTCCCACTAAAATAATTGAAGATACCCACTTTGCGGTGGTATCATTTGTTAATTCTCTTACTTTATTGTTGAGTGCAGTAAACCAACCAAAAACGGTGCTCAATCCTTGTAATATAGGCAATAATGCTTGACCTAATTGTAATATTAATCCATTTAATTCAGTTTGGAATTGTTTTTGTAATGCCAAATTGTTTGTATTTTTTAATCTTTCCAATGCTTCTTCGCCTGCATTTTTTGCAGCAGACTCTGATGACTTGTTTAAAGATTTATATAAATCATATTGTTTTCTGGCTTCGTCAGTTCCTAATCTAGAAACTGTTTGTATATCTTTTCTTACCTGCAAACTATCTTGTAATTGTGAAACGTTTAACCCAGTTGATTCTGCAATAGCTTTAAGTGTAAAATAATCTACGTTATTTAAATCTACCGTTTTTTCAACGGTATCAAGAATACTCTTTGTTGCTCCTAATATATCTCCTCTATATGCCAACACTCTGGCGTCATTGAAAGATATATTCTTTCCCATCATTACACTTGCTTCAATTTCTGCATTTATAGAATCTTGAAAATTCAAAAGTTTTTCTGCTACGTTTGCAACATCGTTTATTGTCAGTCCCAATCTTCTTGCTTCAACGGTAGATTTAACCAACTCGGTGGTTGTTCCTCTAAAAGTTAATCTGACACTTTCTGTCAACGATGATAAATCTTCCATCACTTTTGCAAGGGGGACTCCAGCCGCGTTTGATAATGATTTTGCAAATCCAATCATTGAGGTTTGAGATTGTGTGCTTGATTTAGATATCCCAGCAAACATTCTAGAAACTTTAGCAGAAGTTTCTGATGTGATCCCTAAACTTGTTTCTAATATAGAAAATGACTCAACCAACTTCTCAGATGCCAACACAGAACTTCCAAATGTATTTGATATTGACGTTATTGTCTTTCCAACAATTTCAGCAGTAACACCTAAATTAGCAAATCTAACATACGTGTCGGTAATTAATGTTTTAAATTTATCACCTTCTTTTCCTATTAACCCAAGACTCTTTCTGACTTCAAATGCGGCATCTTCAATGCTCGCAAATGCGGTCAAAATAGCATTTACATAAAATTTCATCGTCTTCAAATCTTGTATTTGAAATCCAATTAGTTTATTTATAACTTCTAAATACTCAATCTTTGTTTTATCTTTTCCAAGAGCAGCATTTAATGCGTCAATTTGTTGTTGTACTTTTGTCAAAACATCTTTATATCGGTCGTCAATCGATTTTCCGGCGTCTAGTTGATCTTTGTATAAATTTTGTATACCACTCAACATAGTGGATTCAATCGTCAAATCATCTATTTTTTCTTTGGCTATTTTGTTTTGTTTACTTGAAAGCAACCCAAGATTCATAGCATTTTCTAATGCCATTATTTGATATTGTAATATTGCTTTTTGATTTTGTATTTTTAAATTTTCTATTTCAAAACTTGCCTGATCGTATACAAGTAAGGCTTTTTTCTTTTCTGCTATGACGTTTTGGATACTTGCTTGAAAACCGGAAATAGCGTTTATTTGTTTCTGGATGCGAGATTGTGCATCCATATCACGTAAAGATTTTTGAATACCAGCAGAAATAGCGTCGATTGGTTGAGTAAGTTCAATAAATGCCTTCTTCAACTCTGCGGTTGCAGATGAACTTCCTCTTAACAATTGTTCTAGTTCTGTTAATGCTGGATTTGGTGATGCCATATATTATTATACAATATAAATATATGGATAATTATCTTTTTGACCTTATTTTAGAGGATGGTGCGGCCGATGACTTATTTATCTGTTCTTGTTCTTTTTCTTTTGTTTTAATCAATAGATTAAGATAAAACAGTCTTAGATGAATAGGAAGATTATACACAATATCTTGTGTAAATGCCCCTTCACTGTAATATGCCAGACTAAAAACTTCTTCGTGGAGTTGAAGTTTATACTGCGGTGTTAGGCCAAAAAAAGGATACCGTAATCGGTATACCCATCCTTTCTTCAGCACCGCAGTGTTCACAAACAAAATTGAAACTAGAATCAACTTCAGGAGATACTTCTTTCATATAACCACGAAGTGCCAAACTATCTCTGGATGTTAGTTCGTTCTCCACAAACTTTCTAATTTCTCCCTTATCTTCGTTACCGTTAACCGACGTGATAATATACTTAAATCGGGTAGTTAATTCTCCAGAACCACTATTTTTATACAATTTAGCAGCAGTTTTTAACTCACCATCAATCATCTTATCATCGTTATGCGTCAATAGCTTGAAAGTAATTGTTTTTTTACTGTATGGCAAAGTGTATTCAAATTTGTTTTCCCCTCTCGGAAACTTTGACAAATCCAAATCTTTAATCTTGATTTCTGCAAGATTTATAGTAGGTTGGTTAGTTTCACCACACTTTTGGCATTTAACTTCTACAGGCCCATAACTATCACCGTATGCCAATCTTCTGGCAGCGATATACAAAGCATTTTTATCACACAATAGAATATCGTCAATCTTAATTGATTTATCTACAATTAGATTCTCAATCAATTTATCCAAAACAATACCTTTTTTGATAAGGTTTTGGTTCATCAAAATATCTTCTTCTTTAGCGGTCATTAACTTCATTTCTATATTACCGGAACTTAATGGATGTCCGGTTGGATAGAAATGACCACCACTTGGAAGGTCAATAATTTCAGTTGGATATGTAGTTGCCTCTTTCTTTGATTGAGGAGGAGGTGTATTTGACTGATTAGATTGTCTTGAGATAGGAACTATGAAATTGTCATCCATAACATTAAAAATAACTGATTATTATAACAATATATATTACCGCTATAAAATTTTTAGTTATTTTATTTTAGAAATAGGTCGTTCTTGCTGCCTTCAAATTACCATCCGCCTCTTTTTTCTTTTTCTCTGCATCTTGCACTTTTAATTCTGCATTTTTCTTTTCTTCCGGTTTTTTAGACGCATCGGCGATTGATTTTTGTTTCTTTGTATCCGTAAGTTCTTTATCAGCGAGTGTTTTTTGTTTTGTTCTAAGTTTTAACAAAGCTTGTTGAACCTTAGTAGCTTCGGGGTCTGCACCATCTTTTTCTTGAAGCATTTTTAAAATTCTTCTAACAAACAATCGTGTTGGTTCTTTTTCCATATACTATAAATATAGTTAAAAACAAAAAACCCCACCGTTTTATTGGTGGGGTTAAATAAGGAATATATAATATTAATATTGGAGAATACAATAGTCAACACTCAATGTAACGCCAATTACAAGAGGTTCACCACTGTCTGTCCAATCGCCTTCACCGAAATCAGCTTGGGTGATAAATGCACCCTTTAATGTCCATTCTTCTACCTTGTCACCGACAGGTCCAAGAACGTTGATAGTCAAATCTTTCTTATAGAAATCGCTATATCCATCACGTCCGGTTACGGATTCGTGGCCAAGACGAACCCATTCCATTACTGCTTGAGCACCAGAAGGAACGATTGGATCATAAAGTTCCATCGTAATATCGTCCCAAGTGGTTTTTCCCTTGTAGTAACGTTGAATATTGATGTGGTCAAGAGTCTTCTTTTCGCTTTTTACTGTTGGTCTCTTTACCTTTCTTACAAGAAAGCTTGGGATACCATCACAATATAAAATGAAACGGTTTTTCGTCTTCGTTTCGAAATTTGTGAAGAAAATCTCGTTGCTATTTAGTATGTCAGCCATAATTTATTCCTTATTTAGTTATATATAAATATTATCAAATGTTGGATTTTTTAAAAAAATTACATTTATTTTGTTGAAACTTGTTTATCGTATACAACGTTGATTGCGTCTTTAAGTCTATCTAAGTGACCTCTGTTTCTTAATAATTTAAATACTATATTTTCATTGCTAAGTTCACCGCCAGTGTCCAACCCAGACTGACGCATATCATATACATCCTTTAACGTGTTTTTTAATAACTCAAGGTTAGACTCCTTGATTGCACTGTTTATTTTATATACAGCGTCATTATATTTGTTTTGAACCAATTCTACATCAACGGTAAAATTTTCGTATTTTGGTTTGGATACCCAGTTATTAGCTACCAATGAATAAACACCACTGGATCTATTCTTTTTACTGATATCTTGTATAAATACCTCAACATTGTATCCATTGATATGAATATTGTGATTTTTATTCCACGCAGCTTTTAATTGAGTTACGTATTTCTCAACAAGTTCTACATTAGGGTCAACATTTTTAAAGTTTATTACCAGATGTAAATCAAAATCGCTGAACTTAGACCAATTATAATTTGCCAAGCTCCCCACGAATAAAATATCAACAATTGGAGCGGTTAACTCAGTATCTTTATAGAAATCATTGGCAACTTGAATAAGTTTCTCTTTGATCTCTTTATTCAAAACCAATCCATTCCAAACATCAGGATTGAGTTGAGTATTATAAATTCTATACTTCATATATTAGACCAGCTATATCCGCAGGTTTCTTTAATTACACCAATTGAGGTATTTATATCTTTCATAGCTTGATTGCCATTTCTATATACAATACCTTCTCCGCCAGCAGCAATAAATTGTTCAATATTCTTATATAGGTCATCTATTAATATTGATGATTTAGTTGCCCATCTTGATTTATCTGTTCCTGAAACCGCATAGTTAATTTTTGTTCCTGGTAGATATTTTTGAATCCATTCAGCTTTTCCTTTTTCTATCTCACCAACAAATTTAGTTGCATCTTGAGGAAAATTAACACCAATTTGTTCAGCACTTGTGCTTGTTAAAATTTCAACTCTTACTTTTGGATTGCTTTTTAATTTTAAGATATATTCTCTAAAAATATGAAAGTCAGGCATTGGTTGCATTTCACTCCAAAATTTGGAACCTTCATTAAAAATAGCACTCCACATTTGTTTCGTTCCTTTTTTTCTTTCAAATACAGAAGGCGGTTCGTTTGTTAAATTTTCGAATTGTAAATCAAAATCAGCAAGAACACCATCCATATCAAGATACAATGTGATAATTTGTTCTTGTTCTAATAAATTAGCATCTGCCACTTCTTTTAACAAACTTTGAAGCTTAATCATATATAATAAATAGTAAAATTTTATTTAACTTGACAAAGAATTATAATAAGCATAATATAAAAGCACATCAAGCGCTTCATTAATATAGTTCTTAGTTTTTAATTTTCTATTCTAATCTATATAAAAAAACCGCAGCATATAATATAATGCTGCGGTTAGTGTAATTTTAATTTTATTTTTAAGCTTTAGAATTTGGTGTAAAAGTTCCATCTGCAAGAGACAGATTTCCATCACCATAACTCTCGGCAATTTTATTCACCCAATCCTGTTCTTCTTTTTGAACAGCCAAATACTCATCACGAGCTTTGGTTTCCGCTTCGGAAAGTTGTTTAATCTTTTCATCCAAAGCAACCCTCTCAAGGTAGAACTGACCAAAAAGGTAAATCTTTTCTTGATACTTAGATTGAATTTTTCTAAGACTGTCAAGTTCTTCTTGTTTTAACTTAATTGGTTCAGCCATAATTAAACGGTTGGAGGATTAAAGTCTGCTTGAGTGACAACAGGTTGACTTCCGTCACTGTTGGTCAATCCACCTTGGGGTGGTTGAAGTCTATTTCGTAGTTCTTGATTTAGAATACGAATATTAGCTTGAGCTTGTTCAGACTTGGCCAATTCATCATAAACCAAAGCCTTAAGTTCTGTGACACTAAATTTAGATAACTGATTTTCCATATTATAATATCCTTTCTAGGTTGTAACAATAATATATATTATTGAATAGAAAATTTTAGTTATTTTATTTATGAAAATTTTGTTTTGTTTACCCGGTAGAGAATTCAGCGGAAACTTCTTACAATCATGGACAAATCTAGTATCATATTGTAATTACAAGGGATATCAATTGATTTATAATCAGAAATACAGTTGCAACATTTACTATGCTCGCAATATGTGTTTAGGAGGAAATATCCTTGCCGGTGAAAACCAAAAACCTTTTGGTGGTAAAGTAGACTATGATTATATGATGTGGATTGACAGTGATGTTGTATTTACACCCAGACAATTTCAACAATTATTAGATCATAAAGAAGACATCGTAAGTGGTGTTTATAAAATGGACGGCGGCACACATTATGCAACTGTTCCCTGTTGGGATGAAGATTACTTTCAACAAAATGGTAATTTTCAGTTTATGGATGACGAAACTCTAAAGAGTTACAAAAGTAAATACAGTAAATTTCCAGTTGTTTATACAGGATTTGGTTTTATGTTAATTAAATATGGAGTATTTGAAAGTATGAAATATCCGTGGTTTAGACCTGAATTTGTTAATATTAGAGGATCAAAAGATTTTACCATGGAAGATGTTGCATGGTGTAGAGAAGCAAATCGACTTGAATACAAAGTAATGGTTGATCCAAACGTTGTTGTCGGCCATGAAAAATTAAAAATCTACACCTAAACAAGTCAATAAATTTTCAATAAATTTTTCTTTGGTCAACTTGCAAGCGTCAATACTTGCAAGTTTTCCTTTTTGTTTGACTTCATCTCTATTATTATAACAATATCTCATTGTTTCAATCATATGTTCCTCATCATATTTTGACCATTTTGCACCTGGATATTCCCAGAATCCAGTAGAATCTACTTCTGTATGACGCAAACAAAAACTATTCTCTAGAGTTACAAATTCTTTCAATCCGCCATATCTAGGAACAATTACAGGTCTTCCACATGCCATACTTTCATGTTGCATTAACCCCCAACCCTCTGCACTCACAGCAGATACAAAAATATCATTTGAACAATACCAATCTTTTAACTCCTGCTTATTTAAATTTTTAGTGTTATAAACAATCTTATTATCAAGAAACTTACGATTTTCATTGTCCGAAATTTTAATTGACAATTTAACATCTTTTTCTTTAGGAAATGCTTTATTAAAACATCTTATAACATCAGGTAATCTTTTTCGTGGATCATTATTTCCAGTTCCAAAAACAAAAAAATCGGAATTATTTGGTTCGGTGTAGTTAAAAATATTTGTATCTATACCAAGATTTACCACCGAGATTTTACTTGTGCATCCTTGTTGTTCAAACGATTCTTTATTCCAATTATTAGGAACTATAATTTGATCAAACATGTTGATTTTATCAATGTAGAAATCACCAATTCTAGTAGCTTCCCACATTGTAAATAATGACTTATTTTTTCCATTAAAAATATGCAATAATGGATGACCATCGTCTGGATATACAAATGGCGGAAACAATAATAGTTCTTTTTCAAGTCCATTTCTAGATGGATATGATTCAAAAAAAGAAGAAAACTCTATTTCTGGTTTATGGTAATATTTTGGTATTATCACCACATTTCTTTTAATAGATTCT